AAGAGCGCGGTAGGACGAATTCCCGCAATCAATTACGAAGAACGCAATGGCGTTGGGTACATTGTGGGAGACATGGAAATCAACAAGCCGATTTTCGACAAGTTGATTGCGACCAATGCTTTCCCGCGCCGCAGCGCGGAGATTTGGTCGGAGAGCAATCACCTGTCCGAAGTCGCCCTGCTTGGCCGCGAAACGCCGCGCCGGCCCCTGCCTGATACGCATTTCGCGCGCCAGGGCAAGAAGATCACTTGTTCAAAGTCCAACTTCGATATGGTCGGTACCGGAGGTGGATTGAATACTTATGTGCCGACCGCCACAAAGGAGAAAGCCGAAATGGCTACTCACGAAGAGATTGCGAAGCACATGGAGGCCATGAAGAGCTCCTTTGAGGCTATGTGCGAGGCGATCAAGACCAAGTTCGACGCTACCCCCGTCGATGACTGGAAGGGCAAGTACGAGGCGGATGCCGAGGCGGAAGCCGAAGGCGAAGCGAAGGCGAAGGCCGACAAGAAGGGTCGGTCTTACGATGCCGAGTACGAAGGCACGAACGAGGATGCCGGCGGCGCGCGCGTTCACAAGCTGCACGCGGCCGAAGATGGCGTTCACATCGACATCGGCAGCCACGAGGGCGCACCGGACAGCATTGACATGGACGGCGACGAGGACGAGGAGAAGGAAGAAATCCTTGCCTCCAAGCGTTCGACTTACGCCATCCGTTCCGAGAATGCCCGCCTCAAGGCGCGTATGTCCCGGCTCGAGGCCGAGATGAAGCGCGAGAAGTTCGCGCGCGAAATCGAGATCATGGAGCAGGAGGGCTACCGCATCCCCGAAGCGCAGCGCGACAACCTCGTTGCTTCGCTCATGGCTTCCCGCGATGCCGTTGGCCTGTTGGAGTCCTGGCGCGACCTGTTCGCTCGTGACCCCATCGGCACCAAGATTGACATGAGCCGCGCGGCTCTTCCGCGCAACGTCGATGTCTCGGACATCGGTTCCCTCGTCAAGCAGTTCGCCGGCAAGCCCGAAGAATTTGCCCGCGCGATCAACTCTCGCATCAAGAAGTAAGGAGACACACAAGTGTTTAACTACACCCCTCAGCTTGTTTCTGCAAGCAACATCAACCCCTACAGCGTCATCAAGATGGCCGCTACCGCGTGGACTGGTGCCCATTCGAGTGCCAACACGGATTTCGTTGTTGGCGTTACCGATGGTTCGACTCGTCGCTTTGATTCGCAGTATCACGCCATCTCGGGCGACCCCATCAGCCTTCAGCCGTCCCCGACCGTTCAGGTTGTCGCGGCAGCAGCGGTTACAAGCACCAACATTGCCGCCGGCGATGGTCTGATTGCAGATGGCACGACTGCCGGCGCGGTGTCGAAGGCTGTCGGCGCGGGAGCCGGAACCATTCCGATGTTCGTTGCTCTTGAGCCTGCGACCGCAGAAGGCCAGGTCTTTTGGGCCTACCGTCTTGGTTCCGTCAAGGGAACCGCGTCCTAATCCGCCATCCAACACAAGGAGACTGAATCATGGCATTTACGGCAACTGGAGGCGGACTCAATACCTACGTCCCCTCGACCAATTCCATCGCTACGGGTGCGCTTCAGGTTGAATTCACCCGCGCGATCAACACTTTTGCGATCACGCAGTACGCGCAGATCGTCCCCGTCAATCAGATGACGGGTTACTACCTCCGTCTGAACCCGGATGACAATGTTCGGTACGTGTCGGGCAACGAATTCAACTGGCCGCTCGGCAACAGCCGTCCGCTCGGCAAGGAGAATGAGTCCGATTTCATCGCGTATCAGACGCAGCGTTACGCGTTCCCGTTCTACATCCCGAACGAGACGGTGAAGCAGGCGGCTTGGGACGTTGTTGCGGCTCACGCGCGTAGCAAGGCCCAGCTCGCCATGACGGCCCGCACGGCTCGCGCCGCTGCGATTCTGACGCAGACCACATCGAGTAGCCCCTTCTATTCGTACGGTGGCTACAAGGCAAACGGCAGTGCGTTCACGGGTGGCGGTTCGTGGTACACCAGCACCAGTCAGAACTACATTCAGAAGGCCGTGCAGGAATCTTTCCGCATCATTGCGCTTGCGACCGCAGGCGCAGTTCGTCCGGAAGACGTTTGCATGGTTATGTCTCCCGCGACTGCAAATAAGATTTCTTCGTCCGGCGAAGTTCGTGATTACGTCAAGAACTACCCCGCCGCGCTTCCGTTCCTTCAGGGTTCGGATGTGTTCAGCAAGTACGGTCTGCCTCCGTACCTGTTCGGCGCGCGGGTGGTGGTCGATGACTCGGTGCAGGTGACCACGCAGAAGGTGATTCCGTCCGGCGCGAACAACTCGAGCCGTTCGGAAACTCGCTCCTACATCTGGGGCGATGGCAACGTTGCCTTCCTGTCGCGTCCGGGTGGCCTTGTCGGCGTTGAAGGCGCGACCTCGTTCAGCACGGTTCAGATTTTCGCTTTCGAGGACATGACCGTTGAGAACTGGGACGATCCGCACAACCGCCGCATCGAAGGCCGCGTGATCGACAACAGCGTTGCAGCCGTTGTCGCTCCGATGGCGGGCGTTTACTGCAACAACGTTGGCGCGTAATCGCAACTCCCTCAAGGCATGGGGGGCGGGCGGCTTCGGCCCCTGCCCCCCATGTTGCTAGGAGGCCTGAATGCCGCAGTATGCAAGCTTCTCCGAAATGCAGGCCGCGCTTGATGCCAACATCATCGCGCAGCTCACGAGCGACACGGGTGCGAACAACCCCGGCGCAAATTGCCTTGCGGATACCATCCTTCAGCGCGCGAGCAGCGTGGTGCAGGCCTATGCGCGTGTCGGGAACATCTACACCGATGCTGACCTGAACACGCTTGCGACGAACAACGATGGGCTTCTGATTATGCTGACCGTGGATATCGCCACGGAAATGCTGTTTCAGCGGCGCGCCATGAAGATCACGCCGGCGGTGGAGGCGCGCGTAACCCAGGCCCGTGCCATGCTCGAGGCTCTGCGGGACGGCAAGATGATCTTCGGGGCGGTTTCAAAGGCGGCGGATGCCGGCGTGGCGGAGGTGGCCGTGGTGCCGATCAACAACCTCGCCTGGTACAACAACATGAGCAGCAGCGCGTTCTTCAAGCCGCGCGCCAACAACATCTACCGGGGTGGATGATGGCAAGCGACTGGGGCAAGCGAGTCGCAAAGGCCCTGCGTGACCCGGCGGTGGTGGACGGCATCGCCAAGCTCGTTGGGCGGTACGCGAAGGCCCACATTGCCGCTAGCAAGGGACGGGGCGAGGACGGCCGAGAAACGGCTTTAGAGCCACTTGCGGCGGTCAAGGGCGAATACTGGACCACGACAAAGCCACGCGAAGGGGCGACCGTCAAGGCCACGCGCGAGGTGGTGGTCATCACGCATCGGAAACTGGCCAATGGCAAGACGGTTTCCAAGCCGACCAAGAAGCGGGAATATCTCGTGCAGGGCGAGTCCTACCGCACCGGAGGCAAGCCCCTGCGGGACACCGGACAGATGATGCGCGAGGTGAACGCGAAGGGACAGACGGGTGGCAATGGCGTTTCCATCATCATGTACGGGCCGCTGCACGCGATCTTCCACGAGCTCGGATTTGAAACGCAAGGGCCGAATTTCATCCCGCTGACCAAGAAGGGCAAGCGAACGCACGCGACTGGCCGCAATCCAACCGAGGAAGGGCTTTTGCGCGGCAAGGATTTCACGATGGCGTGGCGCGGCGTGACTGTGCCGAAGCGGCCGTTTATGATTCCAACCAACGATGAATGGGGCGAAATCGGTAAGTCGATTAGACTAGGTCTTGCCCGTATCCTGAAAGGAAAGAGCTGATGGCGACCTCAATCTACGTTTCCGGCCCAACCACGATTTCCGTCAACATTGGCGGCACTACGTCGATCCTCGGTTATACCGACAACGACAACTTGCCGCAGATGACGTTCACCGACAACATCCACGAGATCAAGACCGTTGCTTCGGGCGCGGCTCCCGAGGAAATGGTGATCACGAACACCACGGCCGTCATTAGTGCCACGCTCGTCAAGTGGGACGAAACGGTGTGGACTTCGTTGCTTGCTCGTCAGCGCGGCGCAGAAGGTACCGCTACGGTTGGCCGGCTGCTCATCAACGGCAGCGGATCGTTCGGCGTGAGCATCGTGCCGACCGTGGCGGGAAAGACTTCCTTCGTGTTTGGTACTTGCTATCTGACCGGGGATGCCGTCAATCAAAGCAATTTTGGCAACGTGGAACGCCGCCTGGGCGTGACGTTCCGTGCCATTCCGACCCCGACCACGAACCTCCTGTACACGAAGGGCAGCACGTGATTGACCTGACCGAAGATAATGACCCGATGCTGTTCCGCATCGCCGTCCCGAGCGGCAGCTTGATCGTTCAATGGAACGAGCTGGTCGCGGCGGTTCAGAAGCGCAACCAGTCCGGGCAGAATCAGCCGACTGTGGCCGACATCGCGGAGTCCATCCGCGCCGTGTCGCGCACGCCGGAAGTGGCCGCAAACGCCGCCGATGAAGTGCTGTTTGCCGTGTTCGCGCGGCTGGGCAAGGCGGTCACGAACGCGGGAAACTGACACGGGAGGCGGCGGTATTCCTCGCCACGTACGGCCGTCCTCCCACCGATTTCGACCCGGAAACGGCAATGGGACTAGCGCAGAACATCCCCGTGATTGAAGCGCGGCAGAGCCTTGTGCAAGCTCGAGCCATCGCTATGGCGTTCGGCGCGGGCGAAGTCGCGCAACACGCCATCGGCCTTGCCACGGGTGACGCTGACCTTGCGTTCCGCATTCGCATGAACCTCGAGCATCAAAAGGCGGTGGGCTAATGGCGCATCCCGGAAACGCTACGGTATGGAACGTGCTGATTGGGCAGGTGCAGGCGTGGATGTATGACTCCGGATACGGCAACGCCGTGTACCTGTCGGAGCGTCCGAACGACGAAACGATCAGCCAGTACGCGGTACAGATCATCCCAGGCGGCGATACCGCGCTGCATTGGAGGAGCGGTGTGGCCCTTCAGGAAGCGAAGATTGACATCATCGTATGGTGGCGTGGGCTGCTCGATCCCACCAACCGCGCCACGCAGCGCATCGCAGGAGAGAACGGCATTGAGCCGTTCATCGACGGTCTGCGCACGCTGCTGACCGGGAACGATCTTGGCGGCATCCTGACTATCCCGCTTACCTGGCGCAACGGCGGTCAGGTTGAGCCGGCGGAAGATTTGGTGGGATGGATGCGCGGTACGGAAACCTTCGTCTGCGCCTTTGAGAACGGATAAGCCATGCAAGACCTCGGCCGCATTGTCATTGACATCAACGAGCAGGGCAGCGCGAAGGCTGAAGGCATTAGCGGCATTGCCAACATGGCCGAAGGCGAAGGTGGCGGCGCAACCGAAGCAATCGCGGAAGTAGGCGCGCTTGCTGAAGTCGCGTCAACGGCGGCGGTGGCCTTCACGGCGGTGGTCGGCGCGTTTGCCGCGCTTGCGAAGGTGGTCGGCAAGGTGGGCGAAGCGTTGATGGCGTTGAATCGATTCGTTATGGAAGTCGCCAACGATCTGCATGACTTCAGCCCCGGCATTCAGCTTGCCGAGATGCAGAATCAGATTGCGATGGTTAACACGAAATTCCGACTGGGTATGCAGTATGGCGGTGCCATCGGTGGGCAGATGCTTGAAGTCGGCCGAATTGATCGCTCGTTGTTGGAGCTGAAGTCCGCAGCAGGTGGTATCGGCGCGGTGTTCCTCAAGCCCATCACCAAGTTTGTCGCGGACATCTTGGAATATGTGAAGGGCTTCGTTCCGAAGGTGATTGAATACCTGGCGACCTATGCGGACGGTCTTGGCAAGTTCTTTGAGATGATTAGCAACGGATCATCCAAACTTGGGCTTCCCGCGTGGCTTTCATCGTCGGCCATGTCGCTATCCAAAACCTTCTATCAGATTGGTCAGGATCTTCGTGCCATCAAGCGCAACACCGATCCGAAGATTGACTACGGCGCGCTCAATGAGCCGTTCCTCCAGGATCTTCGCCTCATGGGCGTGAAGGGCATCTAATGTCAACGAACGGCAACACCTATGTCCAGTTCACCGTAGGGGAGGATTTCTATACCCTGCCATACGCGAACGTGACTTCGTGGGATCAAAAGCCAATCTACGCGGAGGATGGTTTTACGGTCATCCGTTTTGAAACCACCATTTCGGGAACGGCGTTGGTTTCCTACGGCACTTCGACATATTCGACCCTCAATACGCTTGCCCTGAAGGAACCTGGTCGAGTCGATGGCGTGAGCATTAGCGTCACGTCCGGTGGTGGTTCTGAAGTACTGTATGAGCAGACCGGACCGGACGCGTTGCGCGGGCCGTTGATGTCGTTCACGGTGTCGGAAATCACGGGTCGGCAGGCGGCGATGGTGACCTTCACCATTGTTGGAAATCAGACGGTCTACGATCCCTGTCCGATTGTGTCGCATCGTTGGGTGCAAAGTTTCTCTCTTGATTCGGTCGGCCACATCACTCGTACGGTGACTGGCAGCATCGTGGTCGATCTTTCAAGCGCAAACAGCGATACCACGTATGCACAGAATGGAACGCCTACTCAGCTCAACGGCAAGGCGGCGTGGGCCGACCTGTTTCGGAAGGCGTTGCTACCCGTTCGTCCGCCGGATGATTCGTCATGGCGGCGCGAGTCGCAGACGTTCGCCTACAACGAAACCGGGAATTCGCTCATCTACACCGTGGTAGATACCCAGGCGCGCATGAACCTTCCGGACTCTGCGCTGACGGGCAATTGCGAATTCACGTACGAGCGCAGCCGTTCCGACCTGTCCTTCGCCGTGCTGCGATTTAACTGCGATCTTGAAGGAGCATGGAACGCTGACCCGCGAAACATGATTTGGGCTGCGGTGGTACTGGCGCAGAGCCGCATTCCCTTCCGATCCGCGCAGCTTGACCGCATCGTCATCACCGAACAGGAGATAATGACGCGCGCCAAGATCCGCATGGAAATCACCGCGAGATGCTACGCATGGCAGGGCGATCCGCCTGCGGGGGCAACGTATGCGCCCGTCCCGCTTGCAAACCTCATCGGCAAGTATTTCACGGTTACGCGATCTTGTCCCGTGTTCCCGGATGCATACGGCGGCGCAAGCACGAAGGGCATTGCCGGCGTTCCGCATTGGTACAACAACGAGCTTTCCGCAAAGACCCCCGGTGTGTCTGACTCGCTGCCCGTGGCGCGTGTGATCTCGGCTATCTCGGATTACTGCTCACCCGGCACGCCGACCATTGTGATGACAGGCGGTGACTCGTCGATGGATTCGGCGAACAACGCGCTGACGCAGGGACCGTTTCAAGGCATTCTTCAGGCGACCAACAACGCGAACAGCCAGCCCGCAGGTGTTGAGAAAGCGCAGACCGTTACGAGCGTCTACACCGACACCAAAATGCATCGGTTGCAGACCCTTTACACCGAAGGCTCGGATTTCGTGTTTCAGGCGGGCAAGGCAAGTGTCACGCTTGAGGAAGTCAGCACGGTGAAGGGCGTGAACACGCCGCCGCAGCGAATCTTCCGTCCCATCCCGGCCGGGTTTGTTGTCGTGAAGGATGATTGGAAAGTGAACTTTGGCGAGATTGATCCAAGCGGACAGCGCACGTTCATCGGCGTGTATACGCGAACGCTCAAGTCTTTTGACGGCGGTGGCTCCACGAGCAACGGCTATTCGACCGTTGGTGGTCGCCGGCAATGGTGGCCATCGAGCAACTACGTCACTTCGCCGGCCGCGCTTGGATTCCGCAGCGACTCGGACGGTCAGAACATTTCCGTGTCCGTTCTCAATTCGACGGGTGCGCAGGCCTACAACCTCGGAACGCCGCAGGATTACGCATGAGCGTTCAAGCCTATATCACCGCCGGCGCAACGGTCATTCCCGTGTTGCTGCCCACGCAGCCCATGCGTGACACGGCTCGGCAGATTGGCATTCCCGAATCCGATTTGTTTCGGGTTGACGTTCCGTGCGGCATGACGCGCCATACGAGCGCATCCGTATTGATTGCCTCTACGCAAATTTCTGCTCTGTATGGCTCAACGACCGTCAGCCTGACGCTTGAGGATTCAAGTGGCCTTACGGTGTCTTTGCCGATCTTGTATGCGCGTCCGCCGCAGCCGTTCTTTTGGGGGGATCAGGGTGGCGTGGCATTTATTGAATTGGTCGATGAGCGTTGGTACTGGAAGTTCACTAGCGCGGCGCAGCTCAATCAAGCGATTACGCCGCTGTGGTCATCGGACGGACGTTGGCAGGTGAATGCCGCCGACATGACTACCTATTCGCAGCTTCTGTCGTTGATTTCGACAGCGGCGAGCGGCGACAATCTCACCGCGCCGAGCAACTTCACCACGCAATCACCCGAATACCTGCGCCGGCTTTCGGATCTCGTTGGCAGCCCGAACGTCAGCCTAGCCTTGCTGCTTGATGCCATTGCCGTGGCGAACACGCAAATCATCGTGACCACGGGGAACGGAACGGGATTCATTTCGCGTAGCACGCTCAAGGCCCAGTACAACGCCAAGATGGTGCTGTACAAGACCGCCTATCGCGGCGGTATGCAGCCCGTCAACGGCGCGGCGTTCTCAACGGATACGCTAGTCAATTTGTGGAACGCAACCGGATATCAGGCGCGTGCGCCCCAGTCCTGCTCCGTCATCATGCCACAGCGGTCGGTTGAGGGGCTGACGGTCTACGACAACTGCAACACGGCAAACACGCCTGCCACGCAGCAGAATTTCACGCAGAAGCAAATTTACGCGGCGGGATCGTCGCCTACGTGGGTGCGCGCCCCCAACGACATTGGTGCCGGATACATCACGGACTCTTCGGTGGTGACTGTGGATGCGGCTGGAGCGGTGCTGACGGCATCGCCAGGGTGGAACCCCACGGCGATGTCCACGGTCATCCGGAACGATTACGCATCGCGGTACAGCAATATCCCCTTCGGACGAACCGTTTGGGCCGGGTGGATTCCGTGGTTGTCGGACCTCTCAAGCAACATTGGGCAGCTCGGGAACGTGTCCTATCGACTTGCTGAAGTGGACGGCGACATGGCTCCGTTCACTATTAGCGAAGCGCGTGAGGACGATTGGATCTTCGGATTGCAGGGTTGCGCCGAAACCGATCCCAGTCAGCTCGTGACGGCGAAGGGCAAGGCGCAGGCATATCGAAACTGCGTAGGCGCGACCGTCATCGACGTTCCGCCGCCGAATACCCGCGTGTTCCCGGCAAAGATCACGGCAAGCGAATTGATTTCCAATTGGAAATGGATGTATTCGTGGGTGGAGGTTGAGCCTGGCGCGCCCGGAACCGCCGCGCCGGCCGTGAGCATCGGTGCATATGCGCGGACGGGAACAACGAACGCGCGCAACATGGCCGAGAACGGGAACGTGTTCGTGTCCTCAGGCAACAGCGGCAACATCGTTGCACCCGGAATCTATCAGTCCGACTATACGGGCGGGCAAGTCATCACGGCGCAGCCGATTCGCAATGACACCATCGTGGAGATGGTGGAGCAGTTCAATACTTCGCAATCAAACGGTCTGCCTTCGGTGCCGCGATACTGGTTCTCAATGCCGAATGCAGTCAAGGTTACGTGTTCGGGCGGGTAAACTGGAGCAACAATGACGAGCAGCACGGTTTGGAACATCATCTTTGAGCAGGGCGCAGAATTCCAAGCGACCGTGACCATCACGGGATGGCCGTCCGGATACCCGGCCCTGAACACGGCAACGAGCTGGCGGCTGCGTGTCGCGCAAGTCGGGTCATCTCCGTACCTGACTGCAACGACTTCCAACTACATTACCCTAGACGCAAGCAAATATGTGGCGACCATCATCATTCCGGGATCGGTCACAAATGCCTTCCCCTGCGGATCGGCGGTCTATGACTTGGATGTCTTGTTTCCGTCCAATGTGGTCAAGCGTCTGATTTCTCTTGGTGCGGTTCAAGTGAACGGATCAACCTAATGGCCGATCAAGTCTCCATTTCGGTGGTGGATTCGGGCGTGTCTGTGAATGCCGGCGCGTTCGTCAGCATCACGG